CCTTATTGAAACTGGCGATAGTCTTGATAGTATTAACGCTACTACCAGTAGTATTGTAAAATATGTAAGTCAGAAAGCAGGTATTGGGATTGGCGCAGGCAGTATCCGTGCGCTAGGTTCACCAATCCGCAAAGGCGATGCGTATCACACTGGCGTTGTTCCTTTCTATAAAATGTTCCAAAGTGCTACACGTAGTTGTAGCCAAGGTGGGGTGCGTAACGGTGCCGCTACACTTTACTATCCGATTTGGCACTTAGAAGTTGAAGACCTGCTAGTACTTAAAAACAATAAAGGTATTGAAGATAATCGTGTGCGTCACATGGATTATGGTGTACAGTTTAATAAACTAATGTATGAGCGTCTTATCTCAGGCGGTGACATTACACTGTTCTCTCCAAGTGATGTACCAGGACTATACGAAGCATTCTTTGCAGACCAAGATAAGTTTAAAGAAATATACGAACGTGCAGAACGTAACACACGACTACGCAAGAAAACAGTAAAAGCATTAGAGCTGTTCAGTCAGTTTGTAGGCGAGCGTAAAGATACAGGACGCATTTACTTAATGAATGTAGATAATGCTAATACACACAGTTCATTTAAACAAGAAGTAGCACCTGTACGTCAGAGTAACCTATGCTGTGAAATTGATTTACCAACAAAACCACTAAACGACTTTAATGATCCAGACGGTGAAATTGCACTATGTACACTAAGTGCTATCAACTGGGGTAATGTTAAAAAGCCAGATGATTTTGAAAAGATGTGTAAATTAGCAGTGCGTGGTCTTGATGCACTATTAAGCTATCAGCATTATCCAGTTATCGCAGCTAAGATGGCTACAATGGGTAGACGTCCGTTAGGTATTGGTATTATTAACCTTGCATATTGGATGGCACGTAATGGAATGACATACAGCAACCCAGACTTAGAAATGATTGACGAATATGCAGAAGCATGGAGTTACTATCTAATCAAAGCAAGTGCAGAGATTGCACAAGAGCAAGGTGCTTGTTTGTGGAATGAACAAACAAAATACAGTGATGGTATTCTTCCAATCGACACTTACAAAAAAGACGTTGATGAACTAGTACCGCATGTAGAGCGTATGAACTGGGATGGGTTACGTGGCATGTTACAAGAAACAGGCATCCGTAACAGTACATTAATGGCATTGATGCCTGCTGAAACATCAGCACAAATTAGTAATGCTACAAACGGTATTGAACCACCACGTAGTTTAGTAAGTGTTAAGCAATCAAAACACGGTGTACTGAAACAAGTTGTACCTGGTATCCATCATCTTAAAAACAAATATGAACTACTATGGGATCAAACAAGTCCTGAAGGTTACTTAAAGATTATGGCTGTACTACAAAAGTATATTGACCAAGGTATTAGTGTAAACACAAGTTATAATCCTACACACTATGATGATGAAAAGATCCCAATGTCAACTATGTTACAGCACCTAATGATGTTCTACAAATACGGTGGTAAGCAATTATATTACTTTAATACATATGATGGTGCTGGAGAAATAGACCTTGACAAATTAGAACAAGGTGCTAATATCACTATTAACGAGGAAATTCAAATTAACGAAGATGAAGCATGTGAAAGCTGTGTAATCTAAAAGGAAAAAACAATGAGCGTATTTGACGTAAAAAACAAAGGTAGTCAGATGAGTAACCTAGCATTCCTGGATCCGACTGGGGGTGTTACTATTCAACGTTATGATGCAATGAAGTATCCTAGCTTTGATAAGTTTACTGACAAGCAACTGGGATTCTTTTGGCGTCCTGAAGAAGTAGATACCTATCGTGACGGAAAAGATTTTAAAAATCTTACAGCACATGAGCAACACATTTTTACAAGTAACTTGAAAAGACAAATTCTACTAGATAGTGTACAAGGTCGTGCACCGGCAGAAAGTTTTGGCAGTATTGTAAGTTTGCCAGAACTAGAAAACTGGATTATTACTTGGACATTTAGTGAAACAATTCATAGTCGTTCATATACACATATCATTCGTAATGTGTACAGCGATCCAAGTAAAATCTTTGATGAACTCATGGACATTCCAGAAATTGTAGAATGTGCGGGTGATATTAGTCGTTATTATGATGATTTAATTGAAGCAGCAGGTTACTATAACTTACTAGGAGAAGGTACACACACAGTTAATGGCAAGAAAGTTGTTGTTGATTTGCGTGAACTTAAAAAGAAACTTTGGCTTGCTATTATGAGTGTTAACATTCTTGAAGGTGTTCGCTTTTATGTTTCATTTGCTTGTAGTTGGGCATTTGCAGAACTTAAAAAGATGGAAGGCAATGCTAAAATTATTAAGTTTATTGCACGTGATGAAAACTTGCACTTGGGTAGTACACAGTTACTTCTTAAAACACTTAAAAAAGACGATCCTGTGTTTGCAGAAATTGCAAAAGAGACAGAAGAAGAATGTATTAAAATGTTTACTGATGCAGTTGACCAGGAAAAGGCTTGGGCAGAGTATTTGTTTAAAGATGGTAGTATGTTAGGTTTAAACAAAGAGTTGTTGTGTGATTATATTGAACATATTGCAATGAAACGTATGAACAATGCAGGACTTCCTAAAATTTATAATGTAACAAGTAATCCATTACCATGGACTCAGAAGTGGATCGCTGGTGCAGAAGTGCAAGTTGCTCCACAGGAAACAGAAATTACTAGTTACATTAACGGCGGCACAAAGCAAGATGTTACAGAAGATACATTCAAAGGATTTAGTTTATGATTACAGTATATACTAAACCTCATTGTCCTTATTGTGACTTAGCAAAGCAATACTTAACAAAAAACGAGTTTGAATTTGAAACTATTGACATTATGGAAAATCCAGAAGCTCGTGAATTTTTGATAGCAGAAGGACATCGTACGATGCCTCAAATCTATCATAATGGAAAACTATTAATTGAAGGCGGCGGAATGGCACTTAATAGGTTGCAGCCAGATTACGTCCGTGAACTTATTGGAGATATTAAATTAGATGTTGGTGATTTCAAACTTTAAAAAAAGTGACGTTGTTACAGTTAAACTCAGTACAGGAGAAGAAATTGTAGCACGTTTTGATGCAGATACTGGTAGTGAACTAAAAATAGTAAAGCCAACTGTACTAACACTTAACCCAACAGACGGAAAAGCAATGCTTATTCCATGGTTAATGAGTGTTGATACAGGCAGTAGCGACCCAGTAATTATTTCAAAAGCACAGGTGGTAGCCGTTAGCAAACCACATAAAGGTATTGCTGATGGTTACATGCAAAGCACCACTGGTATTGCAACAGCACCGGCGGAGAGCAGTTTTATACTATAAATACGTGTATGGCAAACTTCGTACACAGACAAGATGATAGCAGAGTATGTGGTGCAAAAACACGTACTACTGTTACTAACGTTAGAGTAAACAATAAATTTATATCTACTGAGGGCGACACCAACACACATGGAGGTGGCGCTCTTCGTGCCACTGAAACATCGGGAAGAACCCGTGCAGGTGGTAAACCCATTATTATTTTAAACGACCCCGCAAGTCCTGATAGACTGTTTAGACAAATTGGACATGCAGGCCACGGACACGGCAATCCAAAAGCAACTGGTGCAAGTAATAATGTAAGAGCCGGAGGTTAATATGGTAGAATACACAGATTTTAAAAACGGCTTGCAAGACGCAAATGATTACTTAGATGCAAGACATCATTTAAGTGGAACAACTGCACTAGGCAACAGTGCTCTTAATGTTGTTGCTCAAGCTGAATACAGTTTTACACTCAGAGAATTGTTATGTGGTGTACTAAGTGGAAACGGTGTTAAACTTCCCAACCTACAGATTTGTTTAAGCGCAAATATTAAAGAACTATTGGGCATTCCAGGATTGCAAGGTGAACTTTATGATGCACTATCGCAACTAGAAGGCGCAATGGATGACTTCATGGATCACACCAAGTTGGATAGTATATTGGGTCGCTTAAATGGTGTGTTAGCTGAAGCACAAAACGTTGCTAATATGATTAACTTCTGTAGTGCGCCAGTTGATCCTATTGCAATTCCAAATATGCTAGAAAGAGCCTTTGGTAGTTTTCTAGGAGCAGGAAAAAATTTAATTGATCAAATTGGCAGTATTGCACCAGAAAACGTGTGTGCATGTATTGGCACAGGTGGATTTAATAGCAATGTGTTTAATGGTGGTATTTTAGGAACTATTGCAAATAATATTGATGCAATCAATGCAGGTAACTTAGGACAAAGTGTGATTGACAGCATACGTGCTGACGTTGAAAGTGTTAGAGATGGTATTACAAACTTAATTAATTTTGAAAATAACATTAACGGTGCTTATGCATTGGGTGGTAGTCAATTTGCTACGCCAGATAGTGGATGTAATAGCAACGTTGGTGTATTACATAATCCATTTACTGGGAGTATTGCTGATAATGCTAGACTTGTTACTAGTATGAAAAGTTTATATGACAGACTTGGTGGATATCCAGTTACATACAGGCCTGGTACAACATTGGGTGGTACAGATGGAGAAAGTCCACTTTCAGCTGCTGACCCAAGTGTAGGAGATACAACACCTGTAGAATATGCAAACATTTTTGAATTGTTATTTGATCAAGAATTTTTAGATTTATTAGCACAAGCTGATGACCCACAAAGCACAGTAGATAATCAAACACCAGTTATGGATTATTGTGGTAACATTATTGGTTATACTACTAACTTTGTTCAAAAAGAGCAAGAAAAAAGTGATGGGTCAGATCCAACTATTCCAAATAGTCCTGGTTATGCTGCGGGCGGCCTCCAAACAACATCAGGTAATACGACTGAAAATACACAAACAGTAGAAGGCGGCAGTCTTACTGTAAATTCTGGTGGTGGTGCAAATGTTTATCTAGTTAGTAGTGAAGCAGCACAACTTTCATTAACTACAAATAGCTTTGACATTGTTGTACGTACTGACATTTTAACAGTATTTGTAAGAAAAGATACAACAGTAATTAATACTGGTACAATGGACGATTATCAACAAAGTAGTGTTACATTGACGGCTTTTGGCAATAGCGTAAATGATCTAACGAGTTATGGCTTTGTTGTTAAAGACGGTAACACTGCTATTGCAAGAACTATTCTTGGTACTACTAATGAAATTACTGTTATAAATGGAAATGGGTCTGGTGGTAATCCAATTATTGGATTAGCTGACAACATTGTAATGCCTGGCCAAGCATCTGCTACTATACCACGTGGTACAACTACTCAAAGACCAAGTAGTGGCACTACTGGTATGATAAGATACAACCAAACTAGAGATAAATTAGAAGCATATATTAACCCCAATGGATGGGAAGATATAGCAACTACACAAGACCTTGTTGGCTTAACTATAGCTATGGTCAATATTGGTACTGGTGCTGAA